CGGCTGACATTTTTCCTTTTGATATGTTTCTACCGTGCCGCGCTTTAAAGCTCTTTCGCTTGGCTTTCATCTTGTCAGACTCGCCTGCTTTAGGCTTGCCAGCCGTTGAGGCACCTTGCTCCCCAAAGCGTATTGTCTTTACCTGGTCGCCGCTTTTCGCCACAACTACGTGACTTTTCTTTGCGTGACTCGGAGTACGCTTTGGCTGGTTAAAACCGCTTACCCCAGCCCGCGCGAGCCGGGGGTCTTTTTTGGATGCCATATATCACCTTTATAAAATATCGCCTCGTAGGCGTTTGAGAGTGGCTTCCGGTAAAGAGCCAAATTCTTCCTCAGTCATGCTTGAAAGATCTAAGCCTTTTTCACCTCTGCTAGCAGAGCTTTCGCCCGGTAGTTCTGGGGGTTGCGCATCTGCTGCTTTCAACTTGCGACTAACTTCAGCACGTTTTTTGGCCATCTCGTCGCTCTTTGGAGCAGCTTTTCCTGCGAGAGACGGCGTTTCTACTGCTCCTTCTAAGTCATACTCCCTAACTACGTATCTGGCTGCTTTAGATAGGGCAGCAACAGCGTTGTCGCCTTTTGTCATGAAGGCGTCCCGCAGATCAATCACTTCCTGTGTATATTCGGCGTTATACTCACTCGCTGCCTGGTCAAACACGGGGAAACTCGCTTCTAGATCAGTAGCGGCTTGCTGTAGGGCGGTAGCCTGTTGGTTCTGATTAACAGTTTGCGTCATTTTCTGAGTCATTTCGTACTCAATCTGATTTCGCTCAGCCCGTCGTATGTCTGCACGTAATGCTGCCGCTTTTTCAGATTCGCCATCGAGTAAGAGGTTCTGATACTCAACTTCTTTCACGCCAAAATCAAAGTCGTCGGGCGCGTCTTCAGCAGGTACTTGTGCAGCTTTCATGTCGTCGAGCTGTTTCTGTAGGGCCTTTTGTTTGTTAAGCACCTCATCTAACCGTGACTTGGGGACCATAGGCTTCTTTACAGCAAGGTTGGGCTGCTCAGTAGGTTCTTCGTCAACTTCAACAGTCTCTTCTTCGGCCTCTGCAACAGTCTCTTCTTCAGCAGTCTCTTCTTCAGCCTCATTTGTTTCTTCTTCTGTACTTTGTAAATCTTCAGAAACAGTTTCTTCTTCAACGGGTTCTTCGATCGCGGCTTTAACCTCGTCAAAACTAAGGTCTAACGCCTCTGACTCCTCGTCGGGACGGTCGGCGCCTGGCATAACTTCGTACTGCTCATCTTTATTTTCTTCGGTCATAACAATTTCCTATTGGGGGTTTCTGGTTTGTTTTGCAGCAGTCTGCATAGCAGTTGACGCTATACGAGTTGCCGACTGGGTTTCGGACTGGGTCATACGGGTTTGGTTAGTAAGGTCTGCAAGTTCTCTACGCAGCTGTAGTTCTTGCTCTTTCATGCTCATCTTGCCTTGAAGCTCCTGCATCCTCATCTGCGGGCTAACCTCAGACACATCTTGCACTTTAGCAATGTTAACGGCGGCTTCAGACTGTAGCTTCTTAACTTCTGCGTCTAACTTAGCAATCTCAAGCTGCAACTGCTGCATTTGGATCTGCTGCATTTGTGCGGCTTGCTCTTGCTGCTCTGGAGACTGCTCTACGCCTGTCATCATACGAATACGTTTTGCTAGCTCGCCTTTACGGGCCAAGTGGCTATATTCAATGATGGCATCGTCAGGTATGTTGACACCAACCTGTCGTAGGTTAAGGGCTTCAGCAAACTGTATCTCGTCAAACGAATCACGCGCAGGTGCAGAGGTGATCACTACGTCGTACTCTCCAAGCGTAAGATCGTTGATGATCCGGCCTTCAGGAGTCATTTCATTCACTATCATCGGCTCACGTGGTTTCAATGGGTCGTCTTCGTTAGTGACCTGTATAATCCGTTGTTCGGTATAGAACGTCTGTACAAGGTTTAATATTTTCTCAGCTAGGTAATGACGGGCTTTCGCCAGGTTATCTAGCGGCACCTGAATCATAACGGCGCCACGGTTCTGTTTGGCTTGTATAGCAATGCCTGACACTTCAGCACTGTCTGTACCTAACATGGAGTCGTTAACGCCAGATATCGTTTGTATATTCGCTGCTGCTTTTTGGGCAATGCGATCAAGACCTGTTGGAATCTGGTTAGGTTGTATCTTTGAAGGCGGTTGAGACCCTCTGTTGTACTCAAGAACCAGGCCTGTTTCAGCGCCATGCTCTTCAAGGTCATCTGCAGTCATACCTGTGAGTGACCCGCTCTCTACTACCCAACCGCTGTTGGCTGTAGTGTTAACAATGTGCAGTTCTTGAGAGGCGATCTTATTAAGCTGCTCTTGTGGAGACAGTAAGTTTCGGACCATGCCGAACGGCTTGCCTCTGCGGAAGTAAGCAAAGTAGGGCACCACTGTAAAGTCGTTATAAGGAGACCAGTCATCGTGTAGAACTACTTTGTCGCACGTTACTGTCCAACGGACTCTGCGTTTTGTCTTAGTGATAACACTTAGGCCGTACTGCTTAGCAAACTTCTTAATCTTCTGTTCTTTCCAAACATCCGGTGCTTCTCGCTGGTCACCTGTTTCAGGGTCAACGAAACACGTTACACGTCCTATTTTTTTATTCTGGCGCTCAACAACGCGCAGTGATTTTACATTGCGGTACTCATCATCGCCTGGTACGCCAGATCCAAAGTAGTCGTCTTCCGGGTCAAGGTCGCCATACCGCTGCTCTTCATACTCAATAGAGTCTCGTCCAAAACTATTACCATTCTCAGCGATGAACTGAAGCTCTTCGGCTTTTTTCTTGCCATACAGCTCTTCAATCTCGTCTAGCGTCATCCATCGGGTTTCAAACACCTCGTTCCAGGTTTTAGGGTCATACTCTTTAGCATCGGGGTCTATTAGGATGTCCAAAGGATCTTTAGCAGTGATTCGTATTTCACCCTCTACGTGGTCTGAGAAGTCCATGCGAACGTCAAAAAATCCACGTCCGTCGAGGATAAGCCCGTCGCTAAATACCTGCTGTTCAACCCAGTCTAGTTTGTTGTTGTCCGCGATCTGCATGTAGAGTTTCGTCAGCGTGTTGGCTACTTCTGCCTCTCCACCACGGCGTGGCTTAAACTGTACGTCGGCACGTCGCGTTGATTGCTCACCTAATACTGTATTAATAGTAGGTAACACTGTGTTTATTGTTAGGGCAGGTCGTCCTTCAGCTTCAAGCGCGGCAGCGTCATATTCGTCCCACTGGTCGCCCCTGTAAAAAGCGTCACATTTCTTAGCCATTTCAATGTATTCAAGATGGCCGTTATCGCGTGCGCGGATGTATCTATCCCACTGCGCGGACGCTACTTCTTGTTCTTTTGCGGGGGTTAGCTTTTTCATATTTTAGGCACTCATGGATGATTTATCGCGTTTCACCGCAAACATATGGTCTAGTCGATCTCGCCAAGACGGCTCGTGTATTACTTGGTTCTGGAATGTAGCAAATTCGCTCATCATCAAACCTAACCACGCTAGCGCATCGACCTGATCGTCGTGTACTCCGTTTGGAAACCTAAGTAGCTCAGCAACCAAGGGTCCTGTAAACAGCTCATCTTTGGGCAGAAACACCATGCCCTGTTGCATACGACCCTGAATGGCTCTGGCTCGAGCTTCTTTGTCGCGTCTACCTGTCTTTAGCTCCTTAAAGTACGCTTCGTGGAGTCCGCGTTCTTTGACGCGTTTCTCTAGGAACGGACCAAGTGCCATCTCAATGTGGCCTTTCTCAATACCAATGATTGAGGGTTTCCACGTTTCGTACAGATCTAGTATCTGCTCAACAATCTCGAAGCCATCAAACCGACCTCTAACGACATCTACTATAAAGAGCTGATCGTTTTCATCGATACCTGCTACCATTCCAACCGAATAGTCGTTCCGATCCTTTTTGCCGATCGCCAGGTCCCACGCGCAGTAGTAGCGCATGCGGTCAACATCTATGTCATCATTGTGAAAATACTGAATCATGCCTCTATTAAAGTAGTCGCCTTCATCAGCAACTGGGTTCTGTTGGTACAGCGCTGACCAGTCTCTAGGACCAACAGCTCTTCGTATTCTGTCTAGCGATACCTCGTCATACCGCTCTTTATGTAACGCTTCTCCCGCATCACGAAATTTCTCGTCTTCTTCGGCAATAGCG